TTTTTTTTTTTCAAGCAGAAGACGGAATACGACATCGTGATGTGGCTGGAGTTCAGACGTGTGCTCTTCCAATAGCCAGGAATACCAACAGTCTTGCGACGAATTCGTTTCGGCGGTTTCTTCAATGCGTCTAGCCCATGGCGACCAGGAAGAACTGACTAAGCAAGTCCTTAGCGCAGTTAAATTAACTCGAGGTGATGGCGGTTGGGTAATGGGCCGTAAGGCTTCGGGTATAGTCTGCGGTGCAGTTGCTGCAGCAATGGTTACTCACTTTGCGACACGCGGTGAATCTGAAGTAGACATTCAGATAGGATAATGTCTAGACAATAGCGTATAATATGTCCAATGGGAATCCGGGACATTTTTACATCATCTAAGCCAGCAGTCGAGGTTACAGTCGACGCCGCTTCTACCCCTGCGCCGTTTAATAATACGGCTTCATTTAATCCTTTCGTATTTACTAACTCAATTGCAACACGTCAGACAGCAATGGCAGTTCCAACTATCGCCCGCGCTCGTAATATCATCTGCTCGACTCTTGCTGCATTGCCATTAGAGCAATACTCAAAGGTCGACGGCTCACACATGACAACTCCGGCGGTTATTAACCAGCCAGACCCACGCGTTCCTGGTTCTGCTATCTACGCTTGGCTCGCGGAAGACCTCCTCTTCCATGGTGTCGGGTATGGCCAGGTCCTTGAGCAATATGGGGACACGGGAAGAGTTCGCTCATGGACTCGCATTGCGCCAAACCGCGTAACACCTAAGTTAAATAATCTTCAGACTGAAATTGTCGGATATCAAGTCGACGGCTCAGTAGTTCCAACTCAGGGAGTAGGTTCGCTAGTTGTATTTTACGGATTAGACGAAGGACTACTAAACCGAGCAGGTCGCACGATTCGCGCCGCTCATGCACTTGAGCAAGCCGCAGAAACTTTTGCTAAAGAGCCAGTCCCGCTACAGGTTCTAAAATCTAACGGCACTAATCTTCCAGCAGAGCGCATCTCTAAACTTCTTGAATCATGGAGAACTGCTCGCCTTACTAAATCTACTGCGTTTCTTAACGCGGATGTTGAATTGCAGGCGTTAGGTATAGACCCAGCCAAATTGCAACTGAACGAGGCTCGTCAATATGTTGCGCTCGAGTTAGCCCGCGCCTGCAACCTTCCTGCATATTTCGTAAGCGCTGAAACTACTTCAATGACTTATAGCAACTCAGTTTCAGAACGTCGCTCTCTTATCGACTTCTCTATGAAGCCAATTCTCGCTGCTATCGAACAGCGTTTATCTATGCCGGATTTCTGCCCGTCTACTGGAGAAATTCGCTTTTCACTAGACGAGTTCCTGCGCTCAGATGCACTCGCCCGCGCTCAAGTATATGAAATTCTTAATCGTATTGGCGCGATGAGCGTTCAACAGATTCAAGAAGAAGAAGACCTCATCGATAACAAGGAGAACGCATGAAGATAACTATGCCAGTTGCTATTACAGCAGCAGATGCAGAGTCTCGAATCATCGCAGGCCGTATCGTTTCATGGAACGCTGAAGGTAACACCTCAGCAGGACGCACAATGTTCGAGCCAGATTCTATTACCATGGCTAAGAACACTAAGTTAGTTCTACAGCATGACACTACTCGCCCACTCGGAAAACTTATGTCATGGGAACAAGACGCCACAGGCATTATTGCAGAATTTAAAATCGCCAAGACAACAGCCGGCAATGACGCACTTGAGGAAGCCGCAACTGGATTGCGTAGCGATTTCTCAGTGGGCGTAGACGTCCAGGCATGGGATAACAAAAACGGCGTTATGGCCATTAGCGCATCTAACTTAGTCGAGGTCAGCCTCGTCACAGACGGCGCAATTCCAGGCGCTGAAGTCGCAAAAGTAGCGGCTGAAGATACAAAGGTTTCTGAGACAACTCAGGAAGAAACACAATCAACCAATGAAGGAGAACAAGTGTCAGACACTACCGTTCCAGAAGTTGCTCCTGCCGCAGAAACGGTAGAGGCTGCAAAGGTTGAAGTTAAGGCTGCAACAGCACCTTATATTTCAACAACTGTTCGTAACCCAATCGTTGATAAGGCTTCTTATCTCGAGCACTCAGTTCGCGCAAAGTTGGGCTCAGAAGAATCTCGCATGTATGTTGCAGCAGCAGCAGACGTAACAGATAACGCTGGTCTCGTACCAACACGCCAACTAACAGAAGTCATTAACGGAATCTCAAACGCAGACCGTCCGTCTATTGACTCAATCTCACGCGGCACTCTTCCAGATGCAGGCATGACATTCGAAATCCCTAAGATTACAGTTGCTCCAACAGTTGCTATCGCGGCTGAAGCAGGAACACCATCAGAGACAGACATGAACGCAGCGTTTGTATCTGTTGATGTTAAGAAGTTCATCGGACAGCAGACATTCAGCCTAGAACTTCTAGACCGTTCATCACCTGCTTTCTTTGCAGAACTCGTACGCCAGATGGAATACGCATACGCAAAGGCAACAGATGCAGCAGTTTCTGCGGCTCTTATCGCAGGCGGAACAGACGGAGGAAACCGTACAGTTTCAGCAGCAAACATCGCTGACTTCGTTTCAGACGCAGCAGTTTCAATCTACAAGGGAACACTTGGATTCGCTGAGAACATCATCGTATCTCCAGAACAATGGGGCGCATTGATGGGACTCGTCGATGGTTCAAACCGTCCAGTATTCCAGCAGACAATCAACCCACAGAACGCAGGCGGAACACTTACTGCAACAGCAGTTCGCGGAAACCTCCTCGGTCTCAACCTACGCGTTGACCGCCAGTTGACAACAGGCTCAGGCGTTGGCGATAACACAATGATTATCGTTAACCCAGATTCTTACACATGGTACGAATCACCACGTCTATCACTCCAGACAAACCTCATCTCAACAGGTCAGGTCCAGGTCGGATACTACGGTTATGGTGCAGTAGCGACCAAACTTGGCGCAGGTGCATATCGCTGGATGGTTGCGTAGTCAATAACTAATCATGGGGGGGCTGCTGCTCCCGGTGGCTCCCCCAGTCGTTTAATAGAGAGGATGTAGAGATGGCTTCAATCGTTACAGTTGCAGAACTAAGGTCTATCCTTGGCGTCTCTACATCCCTTTATAGCGATGCTTATTTAACAGATGTAATAGATACGGCTGAGGCAGTAATTCTGCCAATGCTCGTAACTTACACCTCACCAATTTCACGCGTAGAACTTCAGGACAATATCGCCCATTATGTAGTCCTAGGCGAGAACAACTTCGCGGCGGGTCAGAGCGTAGTCATCACAGGATGCGGCTCCCCATTTAACGGCATTTTTACTATTTCAGATTCTTATGAAGACCTCTTTACAGTCGCGATTACTAACGCAGACATTGATGCAAAGAACGTCATTCCTTCAGGACTTGCAACCCTTTCAGGCGCTTCTACTTATGTAGGCGTAAGCGCGGTAGAGTCAGCACTCTTAGCAGTATCGGTAGAAGTTTTCCAATCTCGCATCGCTCCAGGCGGTCAGATTGAAGGAATCGACTTCACAAACGTAAGCCCATATCGTTTAGGACGCAGTCTTTTCAATCGCGTCTCAGGCCTCCTAGGGGCTTATATCGATACCGATTCAATGGTGCAGTAATGCCAGCATCAACTATCTTAGACATAGTTCGCCAGCCTTTAGCAGACGCCTTTGCTAACGTAGCGGGCAATGTCTACGCGTACGTCCCAGAGGCACCCATGGTTCCTTTCGTGGTGACAGTCCCGGACTCTCCTTATCTTGAATTAGAGACTATTAATAAGTCGACACTTCACCTAAAGATTAATCTCGTTATCTCAGTAGCGGTTGCATATAACAGCAACCCAGCATCGCTCGATAATCTCGAGCAACTCGTAATAAGCGTTCTGAAGGTTATCCCGGTGGGATACACAGTCGGAGCGGTTGAAAAACCAACAGTAACTCAGGTCGGGCCTTCTAATGTTTTAGTGGCAGATATCAGAGTTTCTACCTACTACACACAAACTAACTAAGGATAAATAATGGCAACCACAGTAATCACAGGTCGCGATATTTCTCTATCTTTCACAGGTGGAACAGATATCGAGGCTCAGGCACTTTCAGCAGTTCTAACAAAGACAAACCTTCGCGAGACATACCAGACTCTCGATGGCGAGGCTTACAAGACCACTAACGTAGAGGCGTCTTTCGCTCTTTCAATGCTCGCTGACTGGGGCAAGACTTCTTCAGTATGTGAGGCTCTTTGGGCTGCCGCAGAAACTCCAGATACTACAATTTCAGTAACACTTACAGCCGCTACAGGCGCTCAGTTCGTCTTCCCAATTCTTCCTGAATTTCCAACAGCAGGAGGCGCTGGAACAGACGCACAGACTGTAGACTTTACTTTCAAGGTAGCAAACGGAAATGTCGTCGAGACATTCTCCTAAAAACTAGAAACGGGAGCAAACAATGCAGCAAAACATAACAATTAAATATGTAGACGGAACCGAAACCACTTATCTGGTTCGTCCACCTGATTACGCCAAGTGGGAGATGACAACTAAGAAGGTTATCTCTCAGTTCGGCGGCATGTGGGACATCCTTTATGTAGCACATTCAGCAATGAAGCGTGAAGCAGGCGGCAAGCCAACTAAGACACTAGATGTCTGGATGGAATCAGTCGCAGATGTCGAGGTAGGTGGGGAAGACCCAAAAGTCATCCAAGAGGAAGCGTAAGCCGACTCTTAGTTGAACTGGCACTTATTACTCAGATTCCAATGGAACACTGGCAAAGTGCCGAAGATATTCTTACAGCAGTTGAACTACTAGAGGAGCGCAATCGTGGCAGATGAATTAATCGCCTTCGATAAGAGCGAACTTCGCATGGTGTTTAAGGCTCTAAAGAATATGGGTGATGAGGCTAACGAAGAGGCCAAGCGTCAATCTGGCGCTTTGGCCGACTTCGCTCGCGCTGAAGTTATTCAGACTGCCGGCAGAGGTAATAACACCAAAGTATCAGGACGAATTGCTCAAGGCTCTAAAGTCAAGAAATCAAGCCGCATAGGCGAGATTACCTATGGCTTTGCTTCTCAAAAGTTTTCAGGTGGGGCAACGACTAAGACCATCTGGGGCGGCGCTGAATTCGGTTCTAATAAGTTTAGGCAGTTCCCCGTATGGTCAGGTCGTGAAGGCCGTGGCTCTAAGGGTTGGTTTATTTATCCAACTCTGCGAAAGATTCAACCGCAGATAGTGGCTAAATGGACCGAATCATTCGATAAGATTTTGAAGGAGTGGGGCTAATGGCTACAGGTACTAGAGCGTTAACGCTTAAACTCCTTGCCGACGTCGATAACTTTACTAAGAATCTAGACAAGGCTGATAAAGACGTCTCTACATTCGGAGACAAGGTTACAGATTTTGGCAAGAAGGCGGGACTAGCCTTTGCAGCAGCAGGCGCAGCCGCAGTTGCTTATGCTGGAAAGTTAGCAATCGATGGCGTTAAGTCAGCAATCGAAGACGCAGCCGCTCAGACTAAACTTGCTCTCACTCTTAAAAATGTGACCGGTGCCACAGACAACCAGATAGCAGCAACCGAAGATTACATTACTAAAACCTCTCTAGCCTTTGGCGTTACAGACGAAGACCTTCGCCCATCACTAGAGCGCCTCTCTCGAGCCACTGGAGACCTTTCTAAGGCACAAAAACTCCAGGCGGTTGCCCTAGACGTATCAGCCGGTAGTGGCAAGTCACTAGAGGCCGTAACCAACGCCATGGCCAAGGCAGCCGAAGGTAATACTGCCGCACTCGGCAAATTAGGCATTGACCTTGAAGAGCACACGTCTGAACTCCAGTCACATCACGATCTCGTATGCCGTCTTCTGCTTGAAAAAAAAAATATCAAAATCAAAGACGATAACCAGATACTCATGTCAACAAGCTAAACAACGAGTTATGAAACACCAGTACCACACCACAATAATACTGTATAGACAACACACAGCAGCATGATATCACGAT